TGTCAGATAACAATACTCTCTTAGGTGTAGCTATACTTGAGATGGTGCAGAATGATAGGTCAGCAAGCATTCACTTCGCCATGTTCGAGACATTCAACATCAAGAAAGCATTTGTATTGATGCTCGACTTGGTTGGTCACAGGTTCGATATCATCTATGCGTATATTAAACCAGACAGAAGCGACATTGCTTCGATACTTAAGATGTTAGATTTTAAACTAGAACAACCAGACCAAGGATGGATTTATGGGTGGATCGAAAAAACCAAAAGCTAAGCCTGCACCATTAGTTCCTGCAACAGTGCCAGAGAGCGCAAGTGCCTCAACAGCACCAAAGCAAAACACAGGCAGACAGGCACAATCATCACTACTAGAGCCAGATGCTTTAGTTCAAGACGAAAACAAAGATATTTTAGGGTAGTATTATGGGTGGAGCAAGCAAACCAATCAAGCAAGTAGCCAGTGGGTTAACACTTGGCATGTCAGATTCAATCATGGGAGATGCGCCAAAAGTTCCAAAGATTGATGCACCAGATCCAGTAGCTCCTGCAACTAAAAGAAGTGAAAATGTTCAGCAGGCTAAAGACAATCAACGCAGGAAGATGGCAGGCAGAACAGGGAGAACTCAGTCAAATATTCTCGACAGCGCAGAGGCAAGAGAAGATGAAGAAAAGGATATTCTAGGATGATGGACATTGAAAAACTAAAGGACATGAAGGGTAAGGTTGATGCTGACAGAGATGTGTACAAAAACATCTTTGAAGCTTGCTTATTCTACTACATGCCAGAGCGACAGAATGAGTCATTAGATAGGACCAATTCCAGAGTAGCTGAAGATACACAACCTCTCGACACTACTGGTCAGAAGTCTGCTGAGACTCTTGCATCTGGTTTATTCTCATCGACTATCACTATGGGGTCAGAGTTTTTCGGATTCCGCACAAACAATGAAGAATTGAACGACAATGATAATGTGAAGCGATGGTTCTCCGATGCTTCCAAAGAATGTCTTCGATACATGCAGAACTCGAACTATTCAATGATGGCTTTCGAGGCTTTGCATTACTATGTTTCTCTGGAGACTGGTGTTCTTTATACTGGTTGGGAAGATGATGGATTATTCTATCAATCATTTCCGATTACTCAGTGCGGTATTGCTGAGAATAAGGATGGTATCGTCAATACAATGTTCCGATCATTTCAGATGACTCCACAGCAGGCAGTTGAGAAGTGGGGAGATAATAACAGCAAAGAGATTCTTGATGCTTATCAAGATCCTCAACAGCGATTTGTTAAGTTCCCATTCTACCATGCCTGTATGCCCAGAGATCCAAAAGAGATCAAAGAGGGTGCATTAGTCGGAACAGAGATGCCGTTCGCTTCATACTATGTAGATGAGCAGAACAGCAAGATTGTTGAAGAGGGTGGATATAAGTCATTCCCTTATGCAGTGCCTCGTTATTTAAGATGCTCGACATCTCCTTATGGTAGAGGTTCAGCGTTCAGTGCTTTGCCATTAGTTAGACAACTTGACGAATGTCGTGCTGACTTGATGGATGGTAGACAGCATAAATTGAATCCAACTACCTTCTTACCAGTCGGATCAACTCAAGGCGATGTGGATATGCGACCTAATGCAGTCAACTTCTACAATGCTCAACAGGGCGTTCCAGTATTCTTTCAGCCTAATATTGATATTACAGCAGGACAGCAAGAGCAATTCACTACTCAGCAGGAAGTGAAGGATTTATTCTTTGTTAGTTTATTTACTGCCTTATCTCAAGCTGATGCAACCATGACAGCAACACAGGTAAATGCCATTAAGTCTGAGAAGGCTCAAGGCTTGTCTCCTATTGCTAACAGATTGTTTGATGAGTTCTTCTCACCTTCCATCTCTAGAACTCTTGAATTGTTGATGGAGAATGGAGTGTTGTCGAATCCTCCAGAAGAGTTGCAAGGGCAGGAATGGACAGTGGAATACACCACCAGACTGTCAGCCATGCTTGATCAGATCGAGGTTAATTCAACTCTGCAAACTGTTCAGCAATCATTTGGACTTTACGAGATGAAAGCCAATATGCCAGAGATTGATGATGTGGTTGATATTGATCAGCTAATCAGAAATATGTTCGTAGCAGGAAATGCAGACATGGACATCATCCGATCTAAGGAAGAGACTGAGGAGCGTAGACAGCAACGAGCAGAGCAACAAGCACAGGCTCAAGCTCAAGAGCAAGCTCAATCAATGGTCAAACCTATGGACATGCAAACAGCACCAGAAAGCGGATCGGCACTTGAGCAGATGATGCAGGGTGGAGGCATAATTCCATGACCATGGTAAATGTAAGAGCTGAACGGGAGAGGGAGAGAAAGAAGAATGAGAAAGAAGCTGAGGACATGGCACAGCTTTATAAAGATCTCTTCCTCTCTCCTGTCGGTCAGAAAGTATTGAAAAATCTTATGGGTGTCTGCGGTATTGATGCAGATGCCTTTAATGAAAACCCTACTACGATGACTTACCAAGTTGGTAGGCAGGCAGTAGGTCAGCACATCAAATTGATGTTGAAAGAAAAACAAAACAAATAAGGATACGGTTATGGAAGCAACAGCCTCAGCCCCCTCAGCAACACCAGAAGCAAGTACAGCACCAGTCGAAACATCATCAGCACCAGTGACAGATTCACAGCCTGCTGAGATTCCTCGTATTGGCGAATCATCTGAGACGTTATTATCGAAAGATACTCCTCAGACAACACAGCCGTCAGCAGATCTACTTGGAGGAGAAGCAAGTCAGCCAGAAATCACAACCACAGGCACAGTTCCAGAGATCAAGCCAGAGAACATGAATTGGTTAGATCGTCATGGAATCTCTGGAGAACTCAGAGGTAATCCAAACATCAGCAAGTATAATTCACTTGAGGATGCTCTCAATGCCAATATCAATCTAGTTAAGAAGCTAGGTGAAAAAGGCATTATGCGACCAGATGAGAACTCAGATCAAGCGACATGGGATGCTTGGTATGATCATGTTGGTAGACCTCAGAATGCAGATGGATACTCAGACTTTGAACCTCCTACAATGAAGGATGCGGAAGGCAATGATATTCAGTCATTCGAGATTGATGAGAAGGTTTATGGCGAGGCTAAGAAGACTTTTCATGAGCTAGGCTTAACTGACGCACAGCATAAAGGTGTTATGGAGTTGTTTGCTAACACTTCAATGAACCAAGCTGAACAGGATGTCGGCTATAGAGCTGAGGAAGCAAAGCAGACTAGAGCCATGCTTGAAAAAGAGTTCGGTGCTGAGATGAATGCTAAACTCAAGAGCGCAAAGAATGTAGCCGATAAGCTTGGAATATTTGATGTCATTAGAGATAAAGGTCTGGCAAATGATTTCAGCGTGATCATGGCTTTGAACTCTATTGTTGACAAGGTTGGTGAGTCCAGATTGACTGGCGATGTGTCTCCTGCAGGCGGTGGATTTGATGCTGAGATCAAGCAGATTCAATCTAATCCTGCTTACAGAGATAAGTCTCATCCAGATTATCAAACTCTTCACCAGAGAGAGATTGATTTATACGCCAAACGCTATAACTAAGTAGCTGATTACAAGCAAGTTAAAGCATCGTTCGTTAATTCGTTCGGTGCTTTTTTTATTTCCTTCGTATATATGTATGAAGACACTCTGTAATGACCTTCACAATTTTTGATCCCCACTTTGGACACGATCAGCACAACATTACATTTTATTTTTAATACATGATAAAACAAGGAATTAAATCATGGCACTCGACTCACATTGGAAAGTAGTCTATGGCGATAAGATCAAAGAACTCGCAGGCTTCCAAACTCGTTCACTCTTAAAAGAGTATGTAGAAAAAGACGCAAAGCGTGGTGAATCTGCACTCTTCGACACAATCGCTCCTGCTGATGAGGCAGAATTTAACGACATGGTAACAGATACAAATTATCGTGCTGACTTTGAAACTATTGGTACGCCAGTTCTTGATGACTGGTTAGCCTTACAAACTCCTCACATGAATGTTGCACAAGACAAAGTTCTTTGCGCACCATACGAGAACATCTGGGCACACTGGTTCAGAAACAAAGATGAGATCGCTGAGAATGCTAACACTGATTCAATCAAATTGAAACAGGGTATGAAGCGTATCGTTCGCAACGAAGACAAGTGGATTCTTGATGCGCTCTCTCGTTCTACTGAACAACGTGGTAAAGATGTTGCCTCAGCAGTTGCAGTACCTTTCCCAGTTACCCAACAGCTCAACATTGCTTCTGGTACGTTCAACAAGGAGACTTGTTCTGCGATTCTCCGTATCTTCGAGAATAACTACAAAGAAGATGAGCCTATCTACTGCGTAATTTCTCCAGAAGCAAAAGAAGATCTCATCAACTCTTCTGGTGCAACTATCCACAGTTCTGACTTTGTTGATGGTAGAAACTTCGAGAAAGGTAACTTGCCAAACGTGTACGGCATTCACCTTATCGTGCATCCTCTCGTTAAAGAGTTCTCTGGTTCTTACCCAGATGCGTTCTTCGCTTGGTGTCCTTCTGCGATCACTTACAACCAATTCGATCCTCTCAAGACTGAGATGGAAGATGTTGCAAGTCAGAAGTTCAACACTGTGCTTCAAGTTCGTGAGTACATCGGCACATGCCGTATGGATGACCTTGGTGTTGTTCAAGGTACTCTTGGTACTCCCTAAGATTTACTTCTCCAAGTAAAACTGGAAAGCGCAGACTTAACGGTCTGCGCTTTTTTTTGTGCCTAGATATCAACGTATATTAATTAAACAGAAACTAACAAAGGCAACCGACATGGCAAAGGCATCCACACTTACTGATATTGTGAACTTATCGCTCTCATCATTGGGCGAGAATCAGATCACCAATATTGACTCAGATGGCAAGACAGAGAATCAAATCAGACCACTTTTATTCGAGGCAATTCGCCAGACACAGCTTGAGATCGACTGGCAGGAATTAATGGTCAGCATGAGTCCGTCTAAGTCTAATGATACTTATGAGCGACTGGCAGGGTATTCAATCTACAACCTACCTACAAACTTCCTTGATATGCAGTTCATCAAGTCTCAAAGTGCTTGGTTCTTAGAGGCAGGCAAGTTGATCACATCAGATCCAGATCCATACATCACTTACAAGAAATATTCAGAAGAACCTAGCGAATGGAGTGGTTATCTAGTAGAGATGATTTATAAGCGACTGGCTTTCAATGCTTCAATGGCAGTGACTCAGAATGAGAACATTCAGAGACAGTCTTCAGAACTATACACAATGTGCAAGAATGACAATATGATGCGTTCAGCTAATAGACAGCGCAGTGGATGGGATAGAGAGAAAGGATTCACATGGTTAGGCAGACGCAGAAGAAGAGGGATATTTAGATAATGAAAATATCAAGAATGAGTTTTAATGCAGGGGAGGTAGCCCCTGTATTGTGGTGGAGGTCAGACCTTGCCAAGTATTCTTCCTCATGCAAGAAGATTGAGAACTACATAAACATTCCTCAAGGTGGTATTCGCAGACGATTTGGAACAGAGAACTTCTTTAAGGTTTCCGAGAATAAGGATAATGCAAGGATTATCGTGTGGGAGGTTGACAGAGATATTTACTTCCAATTAGTCTTTGTTGATAGTCAGATTCAGATATTCAATAGCGATGGTGGATTAGTTGAGATTGTGGGTTCAACTCCATACTCAAACACAGACCTAGACGAGCTTTACTTCAAGCAAGTTTATGATGTCATGTATCTGACTCATCCACTTTATCCAGTACAAGAACTCAAGCGAACGGCATCAACTACTTGGGTGATTAGTGAGTTCAAGTTCGAGCCTGCTCCAATGGAGAATGAGCCTATATCATCGACTACAATCACTCCTACTCAAGTTTCTGGAAATGATTACACACTCGTATCATCAGATCCAGTTTTCAGTTCCAATGATGTAGGCAGAGATGTTCGTATTATTGATGAGAGTCCGTTATCCTACTCTGGTAATTTTGGCACAGGTGATCAAGGGTTGACTGATGCAGTCACTCATGCAGTTGGCAAAATAACTCTTAGAACAGCAGGCGGTATATGGGATGGTAGGCTTGAGCTACAGGAGAATCAGTCTGGAGGCTCTGGATGGGTAACTATCGGATCAATTACTTCTGAGGACGGCAACCATAATGGCGAGATCATCAGAGATATTGAAACTTTCGATACTAGGATCAGAGTCCTAATGGCAGAGCGTGGAACAGCAGGCAGTGACTCTGGTTGTAAATGGACACTTGAGATTGATGAGACTCAGTACACTTATTTTAGAATTGACAACTACACATCTGGCACAGAGGTTGATGCGACTAGAATAGGTGGTAATAATCTTCTTGCTAATCCAGTTGATGATTGGAGTCTTGGTGCGTTTGGCGGTGATAATGGATACCCTACTTGCATTGAGATCCATGAAGAGAGGATGATGCTTGCAGGCGTCCTTGGTACTCCTGCGACTGTCTATGGTTCACGCATTAATGACTGGAAGAACTTCCAAGAGGGAACACTTGCTACATCGCCTATTCGATTCACGCTGTCATCAGATGTGCGGAATAGAACTAGATGGCTTTCGACTGAGGTTTCATTGATCATGGGCACAGATTATGGCGAGTGGACTATTGGCTCAAGAGATGGATCGACTGCACTCTCTGGTGAGAATGTTGTAGCAAAGAGGCACACTCAATACGGATCAGATCCAAGACAAGCCGTTACTGCATCCGATATGACTTTATACATCGAGTCTGGAGGCAGAAGGATCCGTTCAATGGTTTATAACTTTGCCGAAAAAGATGGTTATGTATCAAATGACATGAACATCCTAGCACCACACTTAACTGAGAACACAACTTTCACTCGAATGGCTTATAGTCGTGTGCCAGAGCAAGTCATTTGGTGCGTTCGTGAAGATGGCGAACTGTGTGCCTTTACTCATGAGAGAGAGCAACAGATAACTGCATGGTCGAGGCATCCGTTCTCAGATGGTGGGAAAGTTCTAGACATTAATTCATTCCTCACCAGTAATGGCGATGTGGTTTCAATGTTGGTGAACAGGCAGGATGGACTTTATCTGGAAGTGATCAGAAAGGATAATATCTGCTTAGACTGGCAACGTCAATATTCAATGCAGTCTGACTATGTTGTGTCGATTGATGGTGATGAAAGCTTCAATTACTATGATAATGACTTGGGTGAGTCCACAGCAGTCAAGGCATCAAATGGCATCAGCACATACATTCGATTGATTAATCCTCCTGCTGACTTGGTTGTTAAGTATGGTGGTGTGGTAATTGATAATGATGAGTTAATTGATATGGGATCAAATATGCTGTGGCTATCATCAGCAACAGACAAAAATTTGATTGAGATATTTGACTTTGACACTCCACTTGTTTTGAATACTGATTACAACCTATACGACAGCACACAGACTCAATGCGTTCAGATCTTATCGGATTCAGTGAACATCAATGCAGTGGATCTATTCATCGGAGCAGGGCAATTAGTTGAGAACACAGATTTCTGGGTGATGGAAGATGTTGATCAAATGCTTGTTATTGATGTGTTGCCATCGGATGTCATTACCCCAAAAATTGGTGGTAACGATCTAGCTTTTGAGGTATACAGAAACTTCGTGCCATCTCAGAACTTTGGATCAACTAAGGATGTCACTTATGTGGGCATCCCTATGATCTCAGAGGTAGAGACTACTGACATTGCTAATTCACCTCAGAGTGGTGGTGCAGGCAATAAGGTGAGGACTGATGAGGTTGATATTTTCCTAGTCGATTCAGTTGGTGGTGAGATCTCAGTGAATGATGGTGAGGACTTCTCTCCTATCCTTCATACGCCTAAGAATGTTGTTGCAGGCGAGCCACTTGTGCCGTATACTGGTAAGAAGGAAGTTCCAACAGCACATGGATACTCTGATGAGCAGTCAATCATAATTAAGAATGACACTCCTTACAACTCTATAATTGCTTCGATAGGAGCGCACACAAAAGGATATTCGAAATGATATTTGCAATCGCTATGGGTGCTTTGAGTATTTTCAGAGGCATTCAACAATCTGAATCACAGAAACAAATGGCAGAGGTGGCAGAGCGCAATGCTCAGTATGCTTCTGAGGTAGCAGTCAACAATGCTGAGATAGAGCGACAGAATCAGAGCATGAAGAATGAAGCAACCTTCGACATGCAACGTAGGAGGAAAGCCATACAGGAAGCCTCCTATGCGACCTCTGGAGTGTTGCTAGATGGAACTCCTTCTCAGTATCTTCAAGCACAGGTAGAAGCTGACGAACTAAACATGGAGCGACAGAATCAAGCATCCTACCAGAGACAGCTTGGTATCTTGGCATCTGGGCAATCACAGCAAGCAAATCTACTTGCACAAGCTGATGCTTATAGACAAAGCGCAGACCAATCAATTCTAGGTGGAGTGATCGGAGCAGGCACAGCTATGATGACTTATGGCGGTGATACTCCTTTCTCTTGGATGAGTAGCTCTAAGACCAGTGATGTCGGAGCATTAGCAGGAGCGCAAACTGGAGCAAATCCTACCTTACTCGACTCTACGAATAACCCGTTAATGAAAGGGAAATATTAAGATGCCAAAATTTGACTTAATAACAAAACCAGTACAGATGCCTAACGCAGTACAGATCCAAGAGAGTTCTGCGCCAATACAGATCCAGCAACAGTCAAGAAATCAACTAAGCGGTGCAGTTGATGCGCTTGGTGGTGCTTATCAAGGAATGCTCGAAGAACAGGATAATGCTGATATGGTTGCAACTCGTTCAGCAGTTCTCAGACTCAAAGCAGATGAGGATGCAGAGCTAGCCCAGACAGCTAACCCTGCTGACATCAAAACTATTCAAGAGAAATACAAGACTCAGTATGATAACATCATCGGAGGCAAAGAACCACTTAACAACAAACCATACTTCCGCAATCAATCTGGTAAGGATAAATTCAACAAAGGTTTCATGGCTAATTTCAATAGCCAGAGATACGCACAGGGCAAGCAGAAAGAAGTTGAGTTACAGCGCAGAGACACACATGCAAAGTATATGAATGGCATTAAGTCAATCATTGATCAGCCTAACTGGAATACACCATCGGCACATGCTGAGACTGATGAGTATGTAAACAAGCTTATTGAGGGTGGTTATTACACTGCTGAGGAAGGAGCTGAGTTTAGGAAAATTACTCACACTAATCTTGATATTGAGCGATCCAATAAGATGTTCGCTGACATTGAGATGATTCCTTACGAGGGTGAAGGTGAGGGATTAAAGAAGATTATTGATGGATACAAATCTCAAGTAAGCAACCTTAATCACCTAGAGCAAGATGAGAAAAATGCCTACCTCAAGAAAGCTGATGCGCTATTTAAGAATAAAAAAGCAATCAACACTGCTCAACAGAGAGAGGTTAAACTGGCACAGGAAAAAGTGCAGAATGAATATGGCTTTAAAAAGATG